CCACGTTCAGGTGGTTCTCTATGTATTACATTTAGATCATTATCAAAGAAAAAAGTATCTCCATCACTATCATTAGGATAGTACAAACCAACCCAATGTTTCTTACCTGGTTTATCTACATGTGCATTATGTGGTATACCCTCCCTATTTGGTTTGGGATACTGTAATGTCATATGTGCTCTAAACATTTTATTGTTAGGAAGACCTATCGTTCTACCTATATCGTTCCAAGGTATCAACCTAAATTGTTGCGATACCTGCCCGTTCAGTAAAAATGTATGAGAGAAATAAGGATTCAACTCTTTTCTCAAAGGATTATCCTCATTACCATAGGCACAGTCTTTGAAGTAGAAGTAGGGTAGCGTATAACATACCTCTTCTATATCATCCACCATCTTAGGTAGTAACTTATATCTTGTAACTAAAGAGGAATTGTCTTTGCTCATCAGTGTTCTCCCATTCACCAGGTTTGATGTAGTCAGGTAAGTCTAACATATTTACTTCTATATCGCCACCAAGAAGCATCTTCCAATTCAAATGCTCTGTTATATGAAGGTTAGTGCAATAAAACTTTTGAATATTTCTACTACACAATGCAGCAGCAACAGCAAAGGTTCCTACACCTGAACTAGCAATATTTTTTGCACTAAGAAGTGTACCAAAATCTTCTGCCACACTCTTAGATTGTAGGGTAACTTTAGGAGACCATGATAACTCTCTCACTATAGGATTATAGTTATCTGGTTCTGTTACTACGATTGCTTTTTCAAACTGGTCAAGTAATTTCCTATAATAATCATAAGGAGCAGGGACATATTGATCAGGGTTAGCCACCCTTTGGTCAAATACATCTCCACTACGAACGTGAATAACAATGCAATCGTCAGGAACATCCACTCTCGGTGTCTGGAGATGTGGTTGTATAAAGCTCTTACAAATGTGTCTAATCTCTTTACGAATCTGGTAGATCGGTACATCAATCTCCTGATGTGGTCCTTCATAGTAAAAGAACTTCGAGGATATTTCCTGAGTGCTATGTCCAAACGATGTCTTGTGTTTCTTGATGATTTCATGATCTAATGGTTGTTCAAATGTGTTCCCAAGATTTCTAGCAATGAGTGTACCTAAAGCACACTGCTGAATGTTGTTACCTAACCTACCATACCAATGTGATAGTTTTAATGTCATTTCTCCTTTGCATATATTACTTGAGGTGATGCACCCTCATGATCATCTTCAAATTCTACATCATACCTATCAGATACTCGATCTAAAAATTCTTGCAACTGCATGTTCTCAGTGAAAGTATTGTATACAAAATATAAATTCCTAGCCCTACCTACTATCCTATACAAATACTCAGTCTGTGTTTCTCTATCACACTCAGAAAATGCATAGTTACTAATACACAAATCAAACTTATGACCATCTTCCAACTGTAGTTCATCTAACCTACATGATTGATGAGGTAGATCCCAGTTACTAACATACTTTGTTGTTAATTGATTGGGTTCTTCCTGATCAAGAATCAAATAACTATCAAAGTTTATGTAGTTACTAGAGGTGACACAGAGACCACCATACCCTCCACCTATCTCAACGATAGATGATAGATCAGTTCCAAACTTACGTACAATGTCACAGGTATTCTTTACATACCTTAGAGTGGTAGGAGATATCTTACCACAAGGATACTCATATAGATCAGGAGATCCAAAGGTATCATTCTTCTTTACCTCTTCTTTTATTTCTAAGTCTATAAGATCATAATACTGTTGACCTTCTTCCTCAGATATATGTTCAAGCACATGCCTATAACCTGGCATTGTCTTGAAAACATTGAAGTAATTCTCATTAGTGGCAGCTAGTTTGCAGCAAGTTAGATAATTATTTGCTGCCTCACTTGGTAATCTCCAACTCATTTTGCACAGTTCCCATAAGCAAGGTAAGGTTTACCAGTGATATCTTTATCACTATCAACAGGATATAAATCCTTTGCAATTTCTCCCATGATCCAGTTATATGTCTTACGAATACCCACTTCCAATGGTTGTTCATAAGTCCAACCAAGTTTATCTTTGATAAGTGTATTGTCAGAGTTACGTCCACGAACACCTAAAGGACCATCTATATGCTCTTTTTGAATAGCTTTATTAGCAACTCTGGCAGTAATATCTACTAGTTGATTGATAGTAACCATTTCCTCTGACCCAATATTCACTGGTCCTATAAAGTCACCCTTCATCATTGTCCTCGTTGCTTCAATACACTCATCGATGTAGAGGAAGGAACGGGTCTGTTCTCCGTCACCCCAGACTTCAATTGTATCCAACGTGTCTGCGTACGCAACCTTTCTGCATATTGCTGCTGGTGCTTTCTCTCTTCCTCCTTTCCATGTTCCTTTTGGTCCAAAGATATTGTGATAACGGGCAATCCTAACAGGAATGCCATGATTACGATTGTAAGCCAAGTACAATCTCTCTGAAAAAAGTTTCTCCCACCCATATTCGGAATCTGGTGCAGCTGGGTATGCGGAATCTTCACGGCAATTGGGATTGTTAGGATCAAGTTGATTATGTTCTGGATACATACATGCTGATCCAGAATAGAATATCTTTGTCTGCCAATCTAACTTAGGTCTATTACATTCTGTCCAATCTTTCTTTACACCATCAAATGTTTCATTCAACTTTCTTTGTTCTTCCAATACATTCAAGTTTATCTGACAAGAGTTATGCATAATCTCAGCATCATTCTCACCAGTGAATACAAATCCTGCACCACCCATGTCGGCAGCGAACTGGTATATCTCATGGAAAGGTTCTATGAATCTATAAGGGACTTCATTATAAAAATTAGGAAACGGTCCTTTGAATTCCAAACACTTACGCACAAAGTCTACGTCACGTAAGTCTCCAGTAACAAATTCATCTGCTGATGAGTTGCCGAATTCTGGATGCTTCAAGTCCACACCTCTAACCCAATACCCCTCACCTTTCAAACGGTCTACCATGTGACCCCCAATGAATCCACCTGCACCTAATACAAGAGCAGTTTTTTTACGAGTATCAGTCATGTTTAATTTCTTTTGAATAATTTTCTATGATATCATGTATGTAGTCTAGCATAGGAACTGTAATAACGGGAGAGGTTCCTAAGAAAAATACATTATCCAACACACTTGATGCATTAGGATAGTTGGATGCAGGTTCAAGATGCTTATATGCAGGGTGCATTAGTATGTTACCTGCAAAATAGTTTCTAGTCTGTACACCTTTACTCTCTAGGTATTTTACGAGGTGATGTTTACCGCCCTCATAGATAATGGGACAACCAAACCATGAGGTTTCTGCGTGGTCTTTTTCTTCAACAACCCTGCAACCAGGTATCTGCATGAAGACTTGATGCAAAGCTCCTTTGTTCAGACGACGGAGATAATGTATCTCATCTTGCTTCTTCAACTGTACGAGACCAATAGATCCTTGGAGGTCAGCAGGTTTGAGATTGTATCCTTGGACTCCAAAGACATACTTATGATCGACATCCTTGTCGTACCCTTCCAACCAACGATCAAACCTATTGTTACAAACACCGTTGGGCAATTTATTCTGGGCTCCTACACAAAAGCAACCACGACCCCACCAGGCATAAGATCTAGCGATCTGAACCACCTCTTCGATGTCAGAGGACACCATTCCACCTTCAATAGTAGTGATATGATGTGCTGGATAAAAAGAACAAGACGATGCGACGGCATGTTTGGTGAGAAACTCATCTCTCCATTTGCTTCCGAGGGAGTCACAGTTGTCAGCAATATACTTCAGTCCATGCCTATCAACAATGTCAAGGAACTTATCAAAGTCGTAGGGATTACCAAGGACAGGTGAACTGAAAGCAGCAACTGTCCTATCAGTAATCTTAGACTCAAGCATGTCAAGATCCCAGTTGAGATCATCCATACTAATGTCAACAAAGACTGGCTTCAATCCATTCTGAATGATAGGATTGATAGTGGTAGGAAAACCACAAGCACATACTAATATCTCATCACCATCTTGCCAGTCAAAGTACTTCTTGAGTGCAGCAATCATCACCAAGTTGGCAGATGATCCACTGTTCACCATCACAGAATGCTTGTGACCAAACCTCTTACCAAATGCACGTTCAAACTTATTGACCTCTTCACCAGCAGGTAACCACTTACCACCTAACAAGGTAGTAATAGCAGCAGTTACCTCTTGATCATCCCAGTAAGGACCAGAATAATATATGGGATCACCAGGTTTCCAGTTCTGGTTAGGTAGGTATGGCATGATGTCATAGTTACCTGAATGCTGTAACTGAAATACAAAATTACCAACTTGTTCCTTTAGGTTATACATAGATCCTTGACTAAAAATTCATTAGTAATGTGTTGTGTAAACCCAAGCAATGCGAGTTTACTTGTATCTAACCAGAAGTTCTGTGTCTGAACATTCTTATGAAACTCTGGTGGTTCCATGTTTAGTAGTTCACCTCTCGATCTAGTGAACATCTTTGCCAACGTCATAATCTCACTAACACTGGTAGGTTTACCAGACCCAATGTTATATGTTTCGTTATAGTTTCCAGCATCCATGACAAGTTTAATAGCACGACACACATCATCTACGTGCATAATGTCACGACAATGTGATCCGTTATCATACATCTTGACATCTCTGTCTGCCTTCAACTCATTGATCATCCACTGTATAGCATTCTTCTTACGGTTTGCTTTTCTATCACCTGGTCCCATGACATTACATAGTCTCAGGATTCTATACTTCATCCCAGTGGTCTGTGCAAAAGACCTGATAAGATTTTCTGCACA